GACTGCTGCTTATATGGCTTTGCAGGAAAAACAAAGAACAGAAACTGCTATATCAACCCTTACTGATTTGTTTACTAAGTATGGGCTATCAAGTCTTATCCCTAAAATGAAAGAACTGGCTATTGCTGGTGCCACAGAAGCCACTATTTCTTTAGAACTTTCTAGTACTCCAGAGTGGAAAGAGCGGTTTAAGGCTAATGAAATCCGCAGAAAGAATAACCTAGCGGTTCTTGAGCCTGGTGAATACATAGCCCTTGAGGATAAGTATCGCCAAATCCTTCGGGCATATGGCCTAAAAAGATTTGACTCTGATGACTATGTAAGCAAGTTTATTGCTGGAGATATGTCACCTTCAGAGTTGCAAAGCAGAGTATCTATTGCTATAGACAGGGTTCAGAATGCTGACCCATTGGTTACAGATACACTACGTAGATTTTATAACATTACAACTACAGACCTTGCAGCATATCTGCTAAACCCAGAGGATGAACTGCCTAAGTTAGAGCGTCAGGTAACTGCTGCTGAAGTAGGTGCTAAGTTTGGAGAACAAGGATTATTGTCATCCTTAAATGCTGGACAAACTGGAACTGGTTTCAGCAATGTAAGCCGACAGACTCTTGGTGTAGATGCAATGGTTAAGGCTGGTGCTACAGCAGAGACTGCTGCTAGAGCAGCCCAATACATTAGCGGTGTACTACCTAGAGCAGAATTTTTAAGTTCACTGTATGGAAATGCTTATGAACAATATGGCCAGTTAGAAGCAGAACAAGAGTCCGTGCTAGGACTTGCTTCCGCTGCCCGTGCAAGACAGCGCCTAAGTGCTAGAGAGAGAAGCCAATTCGGTGGTTCTTCTGGTATATCCAGAGCATCCTTTGGTTCTCAGTCACAAGGCAACTTCTAAGAATCCCTAGACGGACCCATCGGCCCCGTCAGGTGTATTAGACCGATAGCAAGAGCCAGCCTATTTACCCCGAGTAGAACTGTGGCTTGCGACTAACAACGAATAGAAAGGGTGGTTGCTATGAGCAACAACTACTGGGACGAAGAAGACGATGACCAAGACAACGAACAGTTTGCTACTGGTGATGACTTAGTTAAAAAACTAAGAAAAGCCAAACGAGCAGATGAAAAACGTATCAAGGAACTCACAGAGCAACTTGAGGAATTATCCAAGGTGCAGCGTGAGCGAACTGTCAAGGAAGTCCTAGAAAAGAAGGGTATCAATACCAAGGCTGCACGTCTTATTCTAAAAGACCTGGGCGATATAACAGAGGAATCTCTGAACGGATGGCTCCAAGAAAATGGAGACCTGATTGGGTATCAGCCAGAAATTAAGAGTGAGGAACAGCAACAGAATCTAGCGGCATTACGCCAGCAGGATGTTGTTACGCAGAGTGGAATTGCCCCTGACAAGATGAATGATTTAACAGCAAAACTTGATAATGCACAAAGTGCAGATGAGTTACTTGCTTTCCTTCGTTCACAATCATAACTCGTTCATAGTCTAGGAGACTAATTAAATGGCATATGTATCAACAGACTCCGCCTCTTTAGGTGGAACCGCTGGTGCTGCTGGTCTAGTTCAGAAGGCGTATGACCGCCTTCTTGAATTTGCTCTCCGCTCAGAACCACTAATCCGTTCTGTCGCAGATAAGCGCCCAGCAAAGCAAGCAATCCCTGGCTCAACAGTCGTTCTACAACGTTATGTTGACCTTTCCGCTGCAACTTCAACACTGACTGAAACAACAGACCCAGATGCAGTTGCAATGTCTACACCTACCTCAGTTACCATTACTCTTAATGAGTACGGTAACTCAGTACTAGTTACCCGTGCGTTGGAACTCTTCAGCCTTGCTGATGTAGACCCAGCAATCGCTAACATTATTGCGTTCAACCTTGCCGATTCTATTGACCAGGTTGCAATGACAACTCTACGTGGTGGAAGCAACGTGATTTACTCAGGTTCAACCGCTACATCTACCGCAACAATTACTGCTGCTGCAACACTATCTTCTGCAAACATCCGCAAGGCTGTTGCTAAGTTACGTGCTAACAAGGCTGTTGCTCGCAAGGGCTCACTATTCTGGGCTGGTATTCACCCAGAGGTTTCACACGACCTTCGTGCAGAGACAGGCTCAGCAGGATGGCTTCTACCTAATCAGTACGGTGCTTCACAGGACCGCATCTGGACAGGTGAAATCGGAACATACGAAGGTGCATTCTTCGTAGAGTCCCCACGTCTATACGCTGCAACTGATGGTGCTTCATCTGCAAAGGTGTACCGCACAATCCTTTGCGGACAGCAGGCTCTTGCTGAGGCAGTTGCTGAAGAGCCACACGTAGTCATCGGACCAGTAGTAGACCGCTTGATGCGTCACCGCCCAATGGGCTGGTACGGCGTACTCGGCTTCGCTCGCTACCGCGAAGAGGCTTTGTACCGCATTGAAAGCGGTTCATCAATCGCTTAGTTGATTGACTCTGGGGGATAGGGAAACCTGTCCCCTTTGGGTGAGTTCACTAAAGGAGAATAATGGCGAACTATACATTTAAAACACCAGTTGCTAAAGAGGGGCCAATAGGTAAACACCGCTTGTTCCGCTTTTATAAACTGGATAAAGGTATTTCCATTGTTAAGTCTGGTTCAGTTTATTCTCAGATTAGATACCCAACTGATGACAGTTTAAGTTCTTATTCAGAAGTTTACCTTGGTGGTAGAAACCATACTGTTGATGAGACAACTAAGGCAGCACTTATTGCTGCCAATGTAGGAGTTACGGAGGCTAACTTTACCGCACTATGAAGCACTGGGAACATCATCCAGAGTATGTAGAAGGTTGTTTTGGCTGTAAAGCCTCAACACTACAGATGAACCCTGGGGACGCAAAGAGAGATATTCCTGACAAGAAGTGGAACGCTGAACTACAAGCATATAGAGATGCTAGAGCACAGGGTATCCAGCCGTCAGGAACACGTATGAAAGATATACAAGAAGCACACCAAGCATCAGAGGTTCTGGGCAAACCTTATAATGCTGACAGTATGCCCAAAGCCAAACAGATTACCAAGGGAGTGGCCGAGGTAATGAAAGAGATAGGAAAATAATGTCAGTTAAAAGCGAAAAGTATAAGTCTAAAAAGGCTATGAAAAAGCACGAAAAGACTGAATCAAAAAAAGAAATGATGATGGAATACGGCAAGGGTAAAGCAACAAAGAAAATGACTAAGAAAGGCAAGAAGTAATGGCAAAGAAAGATTATTCAGTAAAGATGTCTAGTTCTCGCGCTAAGACACCTGCACAGGTTGGTCGTATGAACGCGCTAGATAGAGCAATTGCTACTGGTGTTCCGCTAAAGAGCAAGAACAAGAATGCAAAGAAGAAAGTACGCTAATGAAGAAGTCAGCCAAGCATCCAGGATTCAAAGCAGCCCAATCACAAATTGCCAAAAAGCAGGGTATCTCAAAGGAACGTGCAGGAGCAATCCTTGCGGCTGGTGCTCGGAAAGCCTCAGCAGCAGCCAAGAAGAAGAACCCAAACCTCAAGAAGGTTAAAGGCAAGGCTAAGAAAAAGTAATGTCTTCAGGTCAATATAAAACCCATAGAGGTTTTAATAAAGTTCAGATTAAGAATGGGCTAGTAGTCCGTCTTAATAAGAACGGAACTATCAGAGCAGTCTTAGGAAAGTACGGAGAGTATGGCAAAGACACCGACTTGGCAAAGAGTGGCAGGTAAAAATCCAAAGGGTGGCCTAAACGCTAAAGGCAGAGCATCTGCTAAAGCTCAAGGTATGAACCTAAAGCCACCGGTCAAGAAGGCTGAGGCTAAGAAGTCGCCTAAAGCTGCAGGAAGACGCAAGTCATTCTGCTCAAGAATGTGCGGTATGAAGTCTAAATTAACTTCTACAAAGACCGCAGGTAATCCAAACTCTAGAATAAACAAGTCCCTACGGGCTTGGGATTGTAGTTGCCGATGAAGAAGAAAGCATTCTGGGATACAAAGAATCCTAAGAAAACCTCTAAGAAGCTAACACCTGCACAAAAGTCTGCCGCTAAGAAGCGAGCAAAGGCAGCAGGTCGTCCCTATCCTAACTTGGTGGATAACGCAGCAGTAGCAAAAAAGAAGAAGTAAGGAGTAGATGGTGACACTAGGAGTTTACGGAACAACTCTTAATGACGAACTAAATCGCCTAGCCAATGGCGGTACGTATCGTCTTATGAGTGAGATGGTAGATATGGCTCTTGCTGCACAGCAATGGGCTACCCAGCGTAGTGTCACTACTACTGTTACAGACACAGTGGGAGTATTAAATGAGATTGCTGGGATTGCTTCTAAAGATGAGTGGCTTGATTTTAACGGTGTATGCAACTACCTCGCTAGCACTTCTGGCTTGGCTGCGGCAGAGGCTCTCAGAGGAATCTCTTCCTGATGAGTGCGAAATATAACCTAGTCTGTG